ATCGTCTGCTATCGAGGCCGGTTCGTGGCTATAGAATGAAAGGCGGGCAAGGGACAGACCACGGCATTGCAGGAGCGGGAACTAAAACGCATACGCGAAGCGGGTGGCACTGCTTTAGTCATTCGGGAAGACAACATTGCACAAGTTAATTCACTACTCAACCTACTAAGGGTAACTACATGATACAAAAACTTTTATATTCTTTTGTCGCGCAAGAAACTTTTGCGCTGATCGAAAAGATTAACGCGACGGACTCTACGGTTGATAGTAGTTTCCAAGCCGCTGAGCATTTACTTCGCCACGGTAAATTTAATTTTGTTGAGCACAGACTTTTAGCTGCGGCTATTAAGAAGAACTCAGCAAACCCTTACCTAAACTCAATCAGTCCATACCAATGATCACTCTGGATTTTGAGTCCTACTACGACAAAGACTTCAGTCTGTCAAAGCTGACGACTGAGGAATATGTGCGGGGGGAGCAATTTGAAACCATCGGGGTAGCCGTTAAGGTGAACGATGAGCCTACGCAGTGGTTCAGCGGCAGTGACGCGGACACAGCTTTTTGGCTGCACCAGTTCGATTGGGCCAACCATTTCGCGTTAGCCCATAACGCAATGTTTGACGCGGCCATCCTGACTTGGCGCTACGGCATCCGCCCGAAAGCATGGCTTGATACGCTGTCTATGGCTCGTGCGTTGCTTGGCCCCAATGCGAGTGTCGGGCTGGCGAAGCTGGCGTTGCACTTCGGGTTAGGCCAAAAGGGAACAGAAGTTGATAACGCAAAAGGTAAGCGCCGCGCTGACTTTACAACGGGCGATCTTCACCTGTACGGCAACTACTGTATGAACGACGTGGACTTGACCTATGCGCTGTACAAGGAATTAAACACTAGCTTTCCCATCAGCGAGAAGCGTCTCATAGACATCACCATCCGTATGTTTAGTGACCCTGTGCTGGAACTCAACGTAGACCACCTCAAATCGCACTTGGCCGAGGTGCATGAGCGCAAGCAGAAACTATTTGTGGAAGCCAAAATTACACCTGAGATTCTTAACAGCAACAAGAAGTTCGCTGCATTGCTGGAGTCTATGGGGGTGTACCCACCCATGAAGATTAGCCCAGCTACGGAGAAGGAGACCTACGCGTTCGCCAAGAGCGACGAAGGATTCATTGCTCTGCTAGACCACGAGGATGATCGGGTGCAAGCGGTTGTAGCAGCGCGGCTTGGGACTAAGTCAACACTGGAGCAGACACGGACGCAGCGGTTCATTGAGATTGCTGGCCGGACGCATGAGCATAAGCTGCCTATCCCACTGAAGTTCTATGCTGCACATACAGGACGTTGGGGTGGCGCTGATTCGATTAACCTGCAAAACCTACCGAGCCGTGGCATCCAAGCCAACAAACTCAAACGTTGTATTGTCGCGCCCAAGGGTTACGTCATCATTGACTGCGACTCATCACAGATTGAAGCCCGTGTGCTGGCGTGGCTGTCGGGGCAGACGGACGTGTTGCAGTTGTTCGCCGACAAGCAGGATGTGTACAAGTACATGGCCTCACGTATATATAACAAGGATGCCGAGGAGATTACAGACGCCGAGCGATTCATTGGTAAGACTACAGTGCTTGGCGCGGGCTACGGCATGGGCGCGGTTAAGTTTCAGTTACAGCTGCGCGGCATGGGTAAAAATGTAGACCTCGATACCTGCAAGCACATCATCAAGCAGTACCGCCAAAACAATACCCGCATCGCCCAATGGTGGAATCACCTCAACCTTGTGCTTGCTGCTATGGCTACTCAGAAAGACATTGGTGATGTGGACGTCGTTCAGCTGTTGGAGATGTCCCCATTCACAGGCATTAGGTTACCCAACAACCTGTACTTGAACTATCCCGGACTCCAGCGCATGAGTGACGGGCAGTATTCTTACGAGGCGCGGTATGGGACTAACCGTATCTACGGCGGCAAGGTAGCCGAGAACCTTTGCCAAGCTGTGGCCCGCTGCATCATCGGCGAGCAGATGATTGAGATCGAGAAACGTTATCGTGTGGTGCTGACTGTGCACGATGCGATTGCTTGCGTGGTTCCCATCGAAGAAGGTAAGGAGGCGCGAGCCTATATCGAGAACTGCATGCGTACTTCCCCCTCATGGGCCGCTGGCCTACCCCTCAACTGTGAGTCTGGAATGGCTCTAACTTATGGAGATTGTTAATGGAAAAGCCTGTAACGTGGTCTTATAGCAACCTGTCGCTGTATCAGCAGTGCCCCAAGAAATACTTTCACCTACGCATTGCCAAGGATGTGAAGGAAGCACCGAGCGACGCACTCACGTTTGGCAACGAGATTCACAAGATCGCGCAGGAGTACATTGAGTCGAACAAACCGATTCCAGAGAAATACGCGAAAGACATACAACCTGCACTCGATAGGCTTAACGCAATCTCCGGCCAGAAGTTGTGCGAGAACAAGCTTGGCCTGACTGTTGACCTCAAGCCATGCGGGTTCTTTGACAAGAACGTATGGTGGCGCGGCATTGCTGACTTGATCATCCTGCAAGACGACAAGGCGTTGACCGTTGACTACAAGACCGGCAAGAGTAGCAAGTACGCGGACCTCAAGCAGCTGGAGATTTTATCGCTTGCGATCTTTAAACATTTTCCTCACATCAAGAAAGTCAAGGCAGGGCTGTTGTTCCTGTTCGCTGAAGACTTCGTGAAGACCGAATACCTCGCTGACCAACAGAGCGATCTGTGGGTTTCGTGGGTGTCTGACGTTGGGCAGCTAGAGGCATCCGTACAAAATAAAGTATGGAATCCTAAACCCAACTTTACTTGCCGTGGCTACTGCCCGGTTTCAACCTGTGATCACAACCAAGGAGCTAAATAATGGCTAAGAAACTTTCCCGCATTGAGAAGATACGTCGTTTTTTTACAAAGAACCCTAAGATGTCAGTGGCCCAAGTCGCTGCGGAGTTTGGTGTCAGGTACCAAGTTGCGTACATGGCCAAGCGAAGCATGACCAAAGTACAACCGGACGAAGAGGGGTCTGTTGTAGACAAGGTGACAGAAAACCAAAACCCAAATGGCATGAACGCTGAGGATAGAGCAGAGATGCTGCGTCAAGCTGCTGCGCGACCCCGCCACCGCATGCAAGGGGCACCGACCGAGGGTATTGATGCAACGCTGGCAGAGCGGGGTACAAAGTATGGCAAGTTCATAGACCAAGCCGCCGTGACTTACAAACTCAAGAATGTTCTGCGTGAGCACTCTGGCGTACACAGTAAGTCGCACTCGTATGACCAAGCCGAGGCGTTGGACATGATCTGCGTAAAGCTAGGCCGTATCGTGAACGGTGACGCTGACTACGCTGATAGTTGGGTTGACATCGCGGGCTATGCCAAGCTGGTCTCCGACAGACTCCAGACAGGTAAAACAGTTTAAGTTTCAGGGGGCTAGCACCCCCCTTGACCAAGGACACAACATGGCTAAGATAAAAATTCAATTGGTCGAAGACGAAGAAGAAACCCCATCAACATGGGAGTGGATGTGGAGCAGCCTGATGACGTTCATTAAGTGCGTTGGGGTGTTCGCCGCCATCTGCGTTGCCATTGGTTATTTCAGTGATACCAAGGCGCAGTCTAAGCAGTGCGAACCAACCAAAACCGTATTAGCGAGGAGTATTTTTAAATGAACCACTTAAAGAACGTATGGGCGTGGTTAAAAGACCACTACACAATGCCGACCCCTGCCGAACTCATTGCAGAGGAACTGATACAAGCGCAGCGCACTAAGTTGCGCCACCAGTCCGCAATGGAGTACCACACCGCCATTGTTGCCTACAACGTGGCAAGGATTAAACGCTTGGAAGGGCTAACCGCAAAGCAGGATGTGGTGGAATGAAAGTTCTACACACGCGAGCGCTTAAAAGCGGCAAACGCCACGTTTTAGTGGAACTGCAACACGATGACGAGAAACTTATGTCAATCAAAGAGGATGAGCATTACAAACTTGGTGGTCAAGTTGACGACATCGTTAAGGGTCACGTCATAACCGAAGCGCATGGCGTTTACTGGTGCAGCATTACACAACAATGGGAGGAAGTATGAAAGAAGCATTGAAACTTGCGCTTGATGTGCTGAACGAAAGCTGGCATCTAACACCAAAACCAGACTATGTAAGAGTAGCAATCACCGCCATTGAAGCAGCCTTGGCACAGCAGGAGCCTTGGTGTATGAAGATGAACGGTTGCACGACAAAGTGTGAAGACTGCCCCGATGAGCCAGCGCAAGAGCCTGTGGCGTGGCTTACCAAGGACAAGTTTTCAAATAAAGTTGATTTGGATACAAAAAATGCAAAAGAAACTACTGGATGGAGTGCTGCATTCCCCGTCTACACCGCCCCACAGCAACGCCCTTGGGTGGGGCTGACGCATCAGGAGATATCTAATGAGGTAATTTCTGACGAGCCAGATTTTGTACAGGGGTTCGTTCAAGGCGCACGGTGGGCAGACGCCCTACTTGAGGAGAAGAACACATGAGCAAACTTACACGGGGTCAAGCCGCAATCATTGGCCTCTACACGGGCGTCTCAGCGGGGCCTTTTGAGGACGTACAAAAACTTGCTGAAGACTTGCTTGAGCGACCAGTGTTTACACATGAACTTGCAAATCAAAATTTGTGCGAGAAGCTTAAAGAGCTTGTCAAACCTCAATTCATTCAGCTTTGCGCGGAGAAGAACACATGACACAAGAAGACATTCAAAAAGCATGGAACCTAATGTCCACGCATAACAGTGAGTTGATGCTGGAGAACGAGCGTTTAAAACAGCAGCTTATGCAGCGGAGTCTGTGGTACGCGCTTAAACGTGCAATCAATATTTGGAGAGGAAAGAACACATGAAGACAAGCATGAACACACCGCACCCTCCAAACTGGGCGTTCTTCTACGAAGGCTATCCTAAGCTATACCATGACAACGCAGGGAACTACCTGATTGGGCTGGTTAAGATATTCGGCGCTCACCTCTGCATAAGCAGGAACGGTGGGGGGCTTATAGACCATGACTTTGTAGACAACAAGTGCATAGTATGTGGCGTTCAAAGAAAACCCCGTGAACATATATGCGACATTGGCTGCGACTGCGGCAAGATTGTAAAGGAGAACGCATGAAAGACAATAAATTAAAACCACGCATTGTTCTTACAAGTGCGGGATACATTGCAGACGAAGACGATGACATCCAAGTCTACCAACGCCCTTGGGTAGGGCTGACGGATGATGAAATATTGAAAAGTGAATGGGCAATTGGGGCAAATGACGTACTCTTAAATTTTGCCCGAGCCATTGAAGCCAAACTCAAGGAGAAGAACACATGAGCGTATCTAAGCACCCACTGATACGTAGGTTGCTACATCAGTACCACGATGGACTTACCTCTATTGAGATATCTGAGCGACTCGAACTGAAACCTGACACTGTGCGTAATGCCTTGAAGGATATGCCTGATACATACATTGACAGATGGCATATAGTATCCAGCGAACCGCCGCATGCCGTATGGTGTGCAGTTGTACCGCCCGAAGATTGTCCTAAACCAAAAACGAAAGTTTTAATTATGAAGGAGAAAAGAAATGCCATACGTAAATAAACCACGCCCATACAAAAAAGAATATCAGCAACAGCTTGACCGTGGAGATATACCCAACAAGCTGGAGCGCCAGAAGGCGCGGCGTAAGCTGGACGCTAAAGGTGTAGACCGAGCGGGCAAGGATGTCGCACACGTTAAAGCTCTTAGTAAGGGTGGCAGCAATGCTGACGGTGTACGGCTTGAGTCACCATCTAAGAACCGCTCGTTCAAACGCAACTCAGATGGGTCGATGAAGTAATGCAAGTCCTAGCAGGTCGTACGCTGGTTATTAAAACCAAGTTCCCCGCTCGCATCACCGAGACTATCCCTGAGAGCAAGATAGTCAACAACTATGGGGATGGTCGGTACGAGGTGTCTGTGAACTGGCTGCGTAAGCGGGCGTTCTGTTTCAACGAACAGGGCACGGGTAAGACTGCGTCAGTTATCTGGGCGGCAGACTACTTGATGAACATTGGCGCTATCAAGCGTGTTCTGATTGTGTGCCCGTTGTCAATCATGCAGTCAGCATGGCAGCAGGACTTGTTTAAGTTCGCAGTGCACCGCACCGTAGACGTAGCGTACGGTTCCGCTGACAAGCGTAACAAGATCGCTAGTAGCGCGGCGGAGTTTGTGGTCATCAACTATGACGGCATCCCAGCTATCGCGGCGTCCATGATCGACAAGAACATGTTCGACCTTGTGGTGATTGATGAGGCTAATGCCTACAAGAACGTGCAGACACAACGTTGGAAGTTGATGCGTAAGCTTGTGCGTGACGACTCGTGGCTATGGCTGCTGACTGGCACACCCGCCGCTCAGTCGCCGCTCGACGCCTACGGGCTTGGCAAGCTGTGCGTACCGTCGCGGGCACCGCGTTTCTACGGCGACTACCGCGAATCTGTTATGCAGCAGTTCGGCATGTATCGTTGGGAGCCACGCCCCGAAGCTGAGAAGATTGTGTTTGAGATGTTGCAGCCAGCGATTCGGTTTACCAAGGCCGAGTGCTTGGACTTACCGTCCGTAACGCACGTCACACGCATGGCCCCCTTGTCAGCTGATCAGCGCAAGTACTACAAGGAGCTCAAAGACCAACTGCTGTTGGAGAGCAACGGCGAGGAGGTTAGCGCGGTGAACGCAGCTGCCAAGATGAGCAAGCTGCTTCAGATTTCTGGCGGCGCAGTGTACGCTGACACTGGCACTGTGGTTCACTTCGATGTGTCGTCGCGGCTAAAGGTGGTGGAAGAAGTCATTGACGAGGCAAGCCACAAGGTGATTGTGTTCGTGCCGTTCCGCCACACGATTGAAATGCTGCACAACCATCTGACCAAGGCGGGCATCACGAACGAAGTCATTCATGGTGACGTGTCTGTACGTAATCGCACGGAGATTTTTAAGAAGTTTCAAGAGCAGCCGAACCCGCGAGTGCTTGTAGTGCAGCCGTCCGCTGCGGCCCACGGGGTTACCCTAACAGCCGCCAACGTGATTATCTGGTACTCTCCTGTTACGTCTACGGAGACTTACTTGCAAGCTAACGCTCGTATTGACCGCCCCGGTCAACGCAACCCAATGACGATTGTGCATATCCAAGGCAGTCCAGTTGAGAACCGTTTATACAGTATGCTGCAAGGCAACATCAACAACCATGAAAAGTTGATTGATCTTTACAAAAAAGAGTTGGTAGAGACTTGACAAAGTCCAAAATACCGCTACAATAAGAATCCTCTCAACCAAGGAGATGTAATGAATGATATGGACGAACTGTCGGTGCAGTACATTAAGCTGCGCCAAAAACGTGAGATTCTCAAAGAGCGGTTTACCGCTGAAGACGGAGAATTTGAGAAAGCTATGGCGGAGATCGAGGCACAGTTGCTCGATACGCTTAACGCTTCAAACAGCAACAGCATGAGCACCAATTCAGCGGTGGTCATCCGCACTGTTCGCAAACGCTACATGCCATCCAACTGGCCCGCAGTCTATGAGCTTATCAAGAAGCACGATGCTTATGGTTTGCTTGAGAAGCGTGTTCACAACGGAAACATGAAAGACTTTTTAGAAGAGCATCCCGACGAGTACCCTGCCGGGATGAATGTTGATAGTAGATATGCGGTGACGGTACGCCGCAAAAACCAAGGAGAATGAAATGGCAAATATTCAAACGTTTAAGGGCAACATGCCCACCCACTTGCAGAACGTAAAGCTTGATAACTTTACCCAAGCATTCACCGCGTCCGGTAGCAGCAACAAGCGCATCTCCCTGCGCGGCAAAGTCTTCCGGTTGGTTGACGGCGGCAAGGAGATTGCTAAAAACACTGACCCGCATCTTGATGTGGTGATTGTGAATGGTTCTGTCACCGTGCAGAAAACTTTTCATGCTGGTGTGTACAGCCCAGAAGAAACCGCGCCGCCTGATTGCTGGTCTAGTGATGGCGAGCGCCCTGACGCCGAAGTCGAAGACCCGCAACATAGCAGTTGCAAGGAGTGCCCGAAAGCTATCAAAGGTTCGGCGGGCGGCAACAAGACCCTGTGCAGGTTCTCTCAGCGAGTTGCTGTTGTGTTGGCCAACAACCCATCTGGCGATATCTTTCAGCTGGTAATTCCCGCAATGTCTTTGTTTGGTTCTGGTGACATGGAGCATATGCCTTTCCTGCAATACGCTCGTTACGTCGGTAGCTCAGGGTTTAACTTGAACATGCTGACTACTCGACTGACGTTTGACTCTGACGCAGATGTACCCAAGCTGTTCTTTAGCAACGTGGAGTTTCTTGACTCTGACACCTACGACACTATCGTTGAGCAGGGTGAAGCACCAGCCGCAGTTGCAGCAGGTAAGCTCAACTTCAAGAAGCGTGACACCGCTGCGGTTGCCGCGCCCTCAATGCCACGACTTGTAGCTCCTGCTGGTTCAGCCGCTGCGAAGATCAAAGCTGCTGAAACCGATGAGCCAGCGCCAGAACCTGCTGCTAAGGCTAAGGCTGCGCCAGCGGCTAAGAAGGACTCCGGCCTGAGCACTCTGGTTGATGAATGGGGCGACGACTAATGATCGGCTATTCATTACGGCTTGTTCACGGGAACCGCAAAGCCTCTAAAAAGAGGTTTGGTGTACGCTTTGGACGGCACTGCATTGACTCCAACATCTCTGTAATAGAGGTCGTAGATAAGTTGGGCGTCAGTAGGCAGTCAGTTTACAACTGGTTCCTTGGCAAGCATGAGCCAAACCCAGCACAGGCCACAAAGATCAGCCAGCTGTTCTCTGTTTTGTAACGGTTTGGGGGTGACTAGCTCGACGGAGCGAACGGGGTATCCGTCAGCCCCCGTCACCCCCCATTTAATTGACGTGCTATTGGATGGTTATGGCAGACATCTCCCTATTGCGAAGCGTAGTACCCCAGACAGATGGTTGGTACTGCGTCCTTGGGCTGGGCAAATCAAAATCCCAACTCTTTTTTAAGACTCTGGACGAAGTACAAGAACACGCGGAGTCTTTGGTTACAAGGGGCTGCGATGCTTTCTTTGCACTGGGTAAGTTCAAGACGGACGAAGACCGCACCGCACTTAACTGTGGTGAGATGCAAGCGTTCTTTCTGGACATTGACTGTGGCGAATCAAAAGTTATCCCTGACGCGGCAGGTCGCGTTAACGGGTACGTTGACCAGCCAGCAGGAATGGCGGCGCTTAAGCAGCTGTGCAAAACGCTGAGCCTACCCAAGCCAACCATTGTCAACTCTGGCCGTGGCTGGCA